GTCCCCGGAACCGATGGTGTACTGCCGTTCTGAAGACCCGTCCAATTAACCGCTATCTGAAAGAACTATCCAAGGACCATGAGATCATCCAGTACGTTGGTATTGCCGCTGACGAGGAGCGTCGTGTTCGGGATCTACGGTATCCCCTTGTGGAATGGGGTATGACGGAAGCAGACTGCCTGGCATACTGCCGGGAGCGAGGCTTTGACTGGGAAGGTCTATACGATATCTTTACCCGGGTGTCCTGTTGGTGCTGTCCGCTTCAGTCCTATGAGGAAATGCGGAAGCTACGCAGGCATTTCCCAGAAAAGTGGAAACAGCTACTGGAGTGGGATCGGATGACCTGGCGATCATTCGTAAAACACTATTCCGCAGAACAATTGGAGAAGCGCTTTGCTTTTGAGGATGAATGCCTTTCACAGGGCGAGTCCATTAAAAGCAGGGCGTTTTTTGCTTCTCTGAAAGAACTTCTTAAGGAGGAATCATAATGGGTCTTTTCACAGGGATCTTCCGATCCAGGGACAAGCCTCAAAATAAAACAGCCGGTAGCAGTTACACCTTCTACATGGGTGGCACCACTTCCGGTAAATCCGTGACAGAACGATCTGCTATGCAGATGACTGCCGTGTATTCCTGCGTCAGAATCCTGGCAGAAGCCGTTGCTGGTCTGCCGCTTCACCTTTACCGTTATAACGATGATGGCGGTAAGGAGAAAGCCATTGACCATCCGCTGTACCGGCTTCTCCATGATGAGCCTAACCCGGAAATGAGTTCCTTCGTTTTCCGGGAAACTCTTATGACCCACCTGCTCCTTTGGGGCAATGCCTATGCCCAGGTCATCCGCAACGGCAAAAATGAAGTGGTCGCGCTGTATCCGCTTATGCCCAACAAGATGTCGGTGGATCGGGACAGCAGCGGTCAGCTTTACTACAGCTATTACCGGGGAACAGATGAGGCGATCCGGGACAAGGAACACACCGTCATTCTGAAACCTACGGATGTACTGCACATTCCCGGTCTGGGTTTTGATGGTCTTGTGGGCTACAGCCCCATCGCCATGGCAAAGAACGCCATCGGTATGGCCATCGCCTGCGAGGAGTTCGGTGCCAGGTTCTTTGCCAACGGTGCTGCCCCTTCCGGTGTGCTGGAACATCCCGGTACGATCCGAGACCCCAGCCGACTCCGTGAAACCTGGCAGAGTCAGTTCGGTGGCGCATCTAATTCCGGTAAGGTAGCCATTCTGGAAGAGGGCATGAAATACACCCCCATCTCCATCTCTCCGGAACAGGCGCAGTTCCTGGAAACCCGTAAATTTCAGATCAATGAGATTGCTCGAATTTTCCGAGTGCCGCCCCATATGGTCGGCGACCTGGAAAAGTCGAGCTTTTCTAATATTGAGCAGCAGTCCATGGAATTTGTGAAATACACGCTCGACCCCTGGGTCATCCGCTGGGAGCAGTCCCTGCAGAGAGCATTGCTGGGCTTCGGGGAGAAAGAGAAGTATTTCTTCAAATTCAATCTGGAAGGTCTGCTTCGCGGCGACTATCAGAGCCGCATGAACGGTTACGCCATCGGTCGGCAGAACGGCTGGATGTCCGCAAACGACATCCGGGAACTGGAAAACCTGGACCGTATCCCGGCAGAAGAAGGCGGCGACCTTTACCTCATCAACGGCAATATGCTCCCCATGCGTGATGCAGGAGCATTCGCCAATATAAGCAACATTCCCGGGAAGGAGGAAAATCCCAATGAAGAAGTTCTGGAACTGGACGAACCAGGCAGCGACGGAGACAGCACCGGCGGAGCGGATCTTGCATCTGAACGGCACCATCGCAGAGGAAAGCTGGTATGACGACGATGTCACACCCCAGCTGTTCAAGGACGAGCTGATGGCCGGTACCGGTGATGTGACCGTCTGGATCAACAGTCCCGGCGGCGACTGCATTGCCGCTGCCCAAATCTACAATATGCTGATGGAATACCCTGGCAGCGTCACGGTGAAGATCGACGGCATTGCGGCATCTGCTGCATCCGTTATCGCCATGGCTGGTGCCAGGGTTTTGATGTCCCCGGTATCCATGCTCATGATCCACAACCCGATGACCATTGCATTCGGTGACTCCGGCGAGATGCAGAAGGCTATCGAAATGCTGGGCAGCGTGAAGGATTCCATCATCAATGCCTATGCCATCAAGACCGGCCTGTCTCGGACGAAGCTGTCCCATCTCATGGACGCAGAAACCTGGATGGATGCCAACAAGGCTGTAGAACTGGGTTTTGCAGACGGCATTCTCAGCCGATCCGGTGAAACGGAAGCCATAGGTATTCCCAATGTTTCCATGCTGCATTCCAAAGCATCTGTGGTGAACTCCCTTATGGGTAAGATCGCCGCAAAATGCAAAATCGATCCCACTCCTGCGGTACAGGAACCCCAGGGTCGCTCTGTGGATTCTCTCAGAGCAGATCTGAACACCATTAAGAACTACATCTAATTTTGGAGGATAACACTATGACTATTATCGAAATGCGTGATAAGCGAACCAAGCTGCTGGCTACCATGGACGGCTTCCTGGAGACCCATCGTAACGACAAGGGTGTTCTGTCCGCCGAGGACGATACCATCTATGCCGGTATGGAAAAGGATCTGGCAGCACTGACCAATGAGATCAAGCGTATGGAGCGCCGTGAGGCAATCGACGCAGATCTGTCCAAGCCCGTGTCCACCCCCATCACCGGTAAGCCCATGACCGCTACCGCTTCCACCCAGGCCAAGACCGGCCGTGCCGCTGACGAGTATAACGCCAACTTCTGGAACGTGATGCGTTCCAAGGCTCCCATGCCCCAGGTGGTCAATGCCCTGCAGGTGGGCGACGATGCTGAAGGCGGCTATCTGGTCCCCGATGAGTATGAACATCATCTGGTGGAGGCTCTGCAGGAAGAGAACGTCTTCCGTCGCCTGGCCCACACCATCAACACCGACAGCGGTGAACGTAAGATCCCTGTGGTAGCATCCAAGGGTACTGCCAACTGGATCGACGAGGAAGGCCCCTATGTGGAGAGTGATGATCAGTTCACTCAGATCACCATCGGCGCTCACAAGCTGGGTACCACCATCAAGGTCTCTGAGGAACTGCTCCGTGACTCTGTGTTCGATCTGGAAGCCTACATCTCCCGTGAGTTTGCCCGTCGTATCGGTGCCCGTGAGGAGGAGTCCTTCTTCCAGGGTGACGGTAATGGTAAGCCCCTGGGCATTCTGGCTGAAGCCGGTGGTGCCGAGGTCGGTGTGACCGCCGCTTCCGCAACTGCCATCACCGCAGATGAACTGATGGATCTGTTCCATTCCCTGAAGGCTCCCTACCGCAGCAAGGCTGTGTGGGTCATGAACGATTCCACCATCAAGGCTGTCCGGAAGCTGAAGGACAACAACGGTCAGTATCTGTGGCAGAACTCCCTGACCGCAGACGCTCCCCACACTCTGCTGGGTCGCCCCGTTTACACTTCTGCCTATATGCCCACCATCGCTGGCGGCGCAAAGTCCATCGCTTTCGGTGACTTCAAGTACTACTGGATCGCCGACCGCCAGGGCCGTTCCTTCAAGCGTCTGAATGAACTGTACGCACAGACCGGTCAGGTCGGCTTCATCGGTTCTCAGCGTGTGGATGGTAAGCTGATCCTGCCCGAAGCAATCAAGGTCCTGCAGCAGAAGGCAGGCTAATAACTGGAGGTGGCAGCGATGATGGAAGAACTTCTGAGGAAGGTCAAACAGAATCTGATTCTGGAGCATGACGAGGATAACGATCTGCTGATGGGTTACATCACCGCCGCCATCTCCTATGCGGAAAGCTATCAGCACATCCCAGCTGGTGCCTACCAGATAGATCCTATGCCGCCTACCACTGAGCAGGCGGTCATCATGCTGGTGACCCATTTTTATGAAAGTAGAGATGGCAGCACCGGCGGCTTCTTTTCTGACAACGTCCAAGCCGGACAGCAGGTATGGCATACCGTCAATCTGCTGCTCCGGCTCGACCGGGATTGGAAGGTGTAGTGTATGTCAATCGGCATGATGAATACCCGGATCGATCTGTGCAGAAAAGAGGTCGGTCTGGATGACGAAGGCTTCTCTACTGTGGAGAATAAGACCATAGCCTCCGTCCGGGCATACCGGGAGGGTCGGCACGGCAGCGAGAGATGGTCTAACCGTGCATCTTTTACGGATGCTACCGACCTTTTCCGCTTCCGGGCCATCCCCCATGTGGAGATCACCACAGACATGACGATCCTCTGCGATGCCCGGGAATTTGAGATTACCAGCGTCGAAAATGTGAAAGGCCGGGGTATGTATCTTGAGTGCCTTGTGAAAGAGGTGGTTGCCAGTGGCGAAAGCTGACATCAAAATGCCGGATGATTTTCTGTTGAAGCTGTCCCGATTGGGCTCCAACATGGATGGCATTGCAGAAACGGTACTGGAAGCCGGTGGAGAGGTAGTCCTGGAGAAAGTCCGGGGTAACCTTACTGCCGTGATCGGTGCCGGTACCAAGTACGATTCCCGGTCAACTGGTGAGCTGGCAGGCGCTTTGGGTCTGTCTCCCGTGAAGGTGGATGGCTCCGGCAACCATGACATCAAGGTCGGTTTCGCCGAGCCTCGTTCCGATGGTGGGAGCAATGCCAAAATCGCCAACATTCTGGAATACGGAAAGCATGGCCAGGCTCCCAAGCCTTTCCTCAAACCCGCCAAAACAGCCTCCCGTAAGGAGTGCATTCAAACCATGAAGGACACCCTGGAAGCGGAGGTGGAGAAGCTATGAGTCTACTTGCGGATCTGAATACGATTGCCAGGAATGCAGGCATCCCGGTGGAGACCGGTGTCTTTTCCGGAGTTGCTCCATCAGACTATCTGGTACTTACCCCTCTAACAGATACATTCGATATCCATGCTGACAACGGTCCAGGTGTGGATGTCCAGGAGGTTCGCATTTCTCTCTTTACCAAGGGAAGCTACACCAAATGGAAAAACACCCTTGTCCGGTCTATTCTGGCTGCGGATATTACCATAACAGAACGCCGGTATGTGGGTCATGACGATGATACCGGCTACCACAACTATGCCATTGATGTGGCGAACTACTATGAATTGGAGGATTGACCATGGCAACAATTGGTCTTGATAAGCTGTACTACGCAAAAATCACCGAAGCCGCCAACGGTGAGGAAAGCTATGAAAAGCCTGTACAGCTGGCAAAGGCGATGTCCGCTGATCTGTCCGTCGAACTGGCAGAGGCAACTCTGTACGCAGATGACGGTGCTGCGGAGATCGTGAAGGAATTTAAGAGCGGCAAGCTGACTCTGGGTGTGGATGATATCGGCTCTACGGCAGCGTCCGATCTGACCGGTGCCACCATCGATGCCAACGGTGTCATCGTGTCCACCAGCGAGGACGGCGGCACTCCCGTGGCTGTTGGCTTCCGGGCAAAGAAGGCCAACGGCAAGTACCGTTATTTCTGGCTGTACCGTGTTAAGTTCGGTATCCCTGCGGCTAACATGGCCACCAAGGGCGACAGCATTACCTTTTCCACCCCCACCATCGAAGGCACCATCCTTCGCCGGAACAAGGCCGACACCAGAGGCAAGCATCCCTGGAAGGCAGAGGTCACCGAAGGTGATGCCACTGTTACCGAAGAAACCATCGTCAACTGGTATAACGAGGTCTACGAACCTACCTATACCGCCTGATAAGGAGGATTTATGGATAACATGGAACGCACTGCCGTCATCAATATCGGTGGCGAAGAATATACCCTGGTTCTGACTACCAGAGCCACCAAGCAGATCGCAGGTCGTTATGGCGGTTTGGAAAACCTGGGCGACAAACTGATGAAGTCCGAGAACTTTGAGATGGCCATCGACGAGATTGTCTGGCTCATCACGCTCCTGGCAAATCAGTCCATTCAGATCCACAATCTCCGTCATAATGATTCCCCCAGGGAACTGCTGACGGTGGAGGTTGTGGAACTGCTGACCACCCCTGCGGATCTGGCATCTTATAAGACTGCCATCACCGAAGCCCTGCAGAAGGGCACCAAGCGAAACATCGTCAGTGAGGACGATACAAAAAACGCAGCAGTCGGGTAAGTGACGAGGAGTTATTTACCCGACTGCTTTATTACGGCATCGCACAGCT